GCTAAGAATACCGTCTGCCATTTCAGCACGATCTACCTCCATATACTCTCCAAGAGCAAAGGTGCGTGTGAATTTGCGAGTTGCGATACCCTTATGAAGGACATTTTCTGTACCCTCTTCGGTTTTCTCACCCTTGACGATTAGACTTCCATTATCCACAGAAACCTCGATTTCGTCCTTGCTGAAACCAGCAATGGCCAAAGACAACCTATAAGTGTCCTCATCGATCTTTACCACATCATATGGTGGATAGGATTGACGAGTTGCCTCACGATGGATGTTATAGAAGCGGTCCAACTCTCTGTTGAAACCAATAAAAAAAGGATCTTTAAAAAGATCCAATGACCATGTACTTACCATTTTTCCTCCTTGTTAAGCGAGTCATTTTAAGTACCTCCCTTTGGGCAGGTACATATATATTATAGCATAAAAAATATATTTTTACAAATGGTACAATTGTTTTATATGAAAAATATTTTAATTTCTACTTATCCAAGAACTGGACAACATTTACTTAAAGGTCTATTATCACAACAAATTGAAAATGAAATAAAAACAACTCATTTTGCTAAAAAAATAAAAAATTTTTATACTATAACTATGGTTAGAGATCCTTTGGATACAATATCTTCAAGAATTACCATGAATGCAAGTTGTAAAAATGAAGGAAATAAAATTTATAATTCTATAGAAAATTCATCAAAATATGCAATGTTAAAATTTATTAATTTTTATGAAGATATTCAAAAATATGCGGATTTGTATATAAATTATGAAAAATTATTAAATAATCCTGTAAAAAATTTAGATAAACTTTATAGTTATTTAACAATTAATAAAAAAACAAATGAACTAAACACTCCAATATTTAAAAATGATGAAAATAATGGTTATATTGTTTCAAGTAAAAACGAATTAATATATGAAGAAATAAGATTGCATATTTCAAAATCTGAATTAATTAATTCATGTTATAAAATATATGATAAGATAAATTTATTATGCATATAAAATCAATAATAGCAACATATCCTAGATCTGGAAAAACTTTTTTTATATCTACACTTGCTTATAGTACCCTAATTCAGTTACCTTATACTCATTTGCATGAAGGAGAAACTGAAAATATTTTAGATGAATATAAAAATATTATAACAATAATAAGAAACCCAATAGATTGTTTATCTTCTTTAATAACTATGGAATATTTTTACTATTTGGATTTACAAAATTTATATGAAAATAATTTGAATTTTTTTATTGAAAATAAAATTAAACCAAGAATACAACAATATGAAAATTTTTATGAAATAATGTTAAGACGTTCTAATATTATAATTAGTTTTGAATCTTTAATACAAAATACAGAAAACACAATAAAAAAAATAAGTGATTGTTTAAATTTAGAAATTAAAAAAAATGATTTTAAAAATTATACACAAGACAAATCATCAGTAAATTTTTTAAAAACTTCACAAAATCAAAAAATTTATCCAGAAATTTTAAAAATTATTGAATCACAAAATTTAAATAAAAGTGAAAGTTTATATAATCAATTAAAAGAAAAAGTAAACATATAATAGGCTAAAAAATAATTTAATAACCTATTATATGTTTTTATTTTTACTTATCTGTTTTCTTTTTAGGAGAAGCCTTTTTCTTTACAGGAGCCTTTACCTCAATCTTAGCAAGTGCTTCTTGTAAAGCAGAAACTGCTGGCATTCTGCCAAATGCAGTATCGTTAGGATTTAATGCTCTCAGTGCAACTGGTGCAATAGCAGCCAATAACGAATATGCAAGTGTCTTAGGATCTGTAACCCCAGACATATACAAAGCAATTGCAGCACCAAGTACAGAACGTCCGTATGATGCAAGCATTGCTTTTAGTTGTTTGTTGTCCATTTATATTCCTCCCTAGGATATGAACCTTGTTATGGCATCGAAACCGAGCCATAATCCAATTATACCAGCAACGCCAGCAAATACTGGTGGCGCTGGAACTGGTAACTTAAAGGCTGCAAATATAACTCCACAACCAAAACCTGTTACTATAGAAAATATAATATCTTTCATTGTTCTCCTTCAATAAAATTTGGATGGTCAATAGGTGTAGCCACTGTTAATAGTGTGCCACATTTAGCGCATTCACCATCCAACATGTATAATCCTAACTCATAGTCAGAAGGATCTATTTTTACACTTACTTTAAGTAAGTCAAAACCACATTCTGGACATATTGGTGTAGGAATTCCTCTTGCATTAATCATTTGGGATATCTTCTGGAAATATTTTTTGCAATTTTTCAAAAGCAGATCTAAATCTAACAATTGATAAATCATTAGGATTATTTAAATCAAACTCAATTTCATTTTTATATTCAAGTAATGCTTTATGAACATCTTCAATATAAGTATATGCTACATCTCTTGTTTCATTTAAAAAAGATAATAAATGTTGTTGTTCTACAGAAATGTCTCTATTAAATGATTTTTGTGCAATTTCAACTGTAGCAACTGCATGATTTAATTTTACTAACAGTTGTAAATTTTTATTTCTTAATTTTAAATTAATAATTCCAAATATTGCAAAAAATAATACAAATAAAATAAAAATAATAAACTCAGACATTTCTATCCTCATGAGTTATCCAGTAATATTTACAAGTAGAGCAACATGGTTTATTGTACGCACTTGAAAGTGCATGTTGAAATTTCATATAATAAAATGGATCTTTATTAAATAAACTTGCTTTATGCGTAGTTACTACACGCATTAATTTTGTTGTATCATTCCAGAAAGATGGTGCAGTATTGCCCCAATCATCCCAACAAAGTTCTTTAAGTCTATTAAGGTTAGCCTCATTGTTTTCGGTTTTTATACCCCGATTACGTGCCTCAGCAACCATAGCCTGCACATACTTCCACAGACCACGCTCATAACCTTTCCACATAAGCACAGCAGGATGATTACGCCAACCACCAGTAGGTGATTTGCCAGACAACACATTAAGAATTTGATAGCACTCAAGGATTTGCTTATTAAGTCGCTTAGAATCAAGCATTTTGGCAGACTCAGTAAAACTACTTGACGGTAAAAATGTTTGCATTATAAATATTCCTCATCTTCATCTTCTATACCACTAAATATATCAAACTCTTGTAATTTTGTCAACTCTTTAAGCCAAAATATAACTGTTGAAATTAATGCAAATAAACCAATTAATAATAAGATTATTTTCTTTTTCATAATATATTTTTAATTTTCTTGACCGCCTTCACGAACAATCATTACTATTGCACCATTATCTTCAAGTGCTTTTTTAGCCCGTATCATATATTCTACTGCCCTGCGTTTATCTTCATAAATCAAAGACATAAAATCTTTTTCTTCTGCTTTTAAGGTAATAAAATTATCATTATCTATAATTGTTAATTTAAATCCTTTTGGACAAAAATGACTTAATGATCTAAAGGCACGAGCCATTTCGGGAGTATACATTATTTTCTGCCCCACTGTATATAATTCCAACCACGTTCATGTGCGTAGTATATAAATATTTTAACTACCACTTCCCAAAATGCGCCTGTTATTACCTTTATGATAATAAATCCTCTCGTTGTTTAGGTGCCGTAATAATGATAGCCTTAGAACCTTCCCAACGAACTCTTCCCTTACACCCAACATTCCATTTTGTTTCACCATTATGCTGATTTACAATATCATAAACATATCCATGAATTTCAAATCCACTTGCTAGATTTTCAACCCCATTAACAAAAACTCTCCATACTAATGGATCTTCTGGCTGTGCCTTTGTATTAAACCTTACAGTAATTTCATCATATGGTCTTAACCAGCGATCTTTTACTATAGTCCAGATATATTTTATTTTATTCATTGATCCCCTGCCTTTTATTGGTTCTATTAATAATATATTTTACCATATCTGAAGCGGTAGTTTGAAAAATAAAAGGAAAAATTGAATGAATAAAACATATAATGCCAGCAAATATAAAAATAATGGATACTAGCCATGCCTCAATCATATGTTTAAAATAATTTTCTTTAACTAATTTTAAATGGCTCATATACCCATCTCCTTACGCTTTTGAGTAGCGCTAATAGCATGAATTTCTGCCCCCAAATCTACTTGCTCAATCTTATATCCTACATCACGACCATAGACTATGTTAGTAATGTTGGGTAATCTTAATATCATCGCCCCATCCATAAACTCATCCTTGGCAATATATTCTTTTACTTGGTCAAACTTTAGAGGATCCTTCTCACTTGTATTATAAGTATTGCGTACACCAAGCAATACCTGATCTGTACGCTTACCCGCCTCAACATACAATGCATGATGACCTTCATGCCATGGCTGGTATCTTCCAAGCATTAAAGTTGTTGGTGCTGACCAATCATGCAAATTGAATGCCTTAATAATTTCAGTAGCCTTTTCATTAGCATTCCATTCATGACTAATGAATGCTATATCAAAATTACCTGGAACTTCAAACATTTTATTGGTGTCTTCAAAGCGACCCTCCTCAATGGTTTCCATATAAACCAGGATGTCGGGCTTACCAAATGCCTGACGTGTAGCCTCAGTAGGGCATACAAAGTCTACAATTACTGGAGCAACGCCTTGTTTAGCAATAAGACGAGCCATTTCACCCATGCGACGGGCTTGCTCAATTCTATCTTCAATACTAAATCCTAAATCAGAATTAACTGTTGCTCTAACCTCATCTGCATTAAGATGAATAGCATTAATTCTTTCTTTAAGTGCCCTGGCTAATTCTGTTTTACCAGAACCAGGAAGTCCAATAATCTGTATAATCATTCAAAGTCCCTTTGCTTTTCAAAAATACTATTAATGTCTTCTTCTATTATATCAGATGGCCTATTGTCATGGTCTTTGCATACTGGTCTAATAGCATATCCGTCAGCAATAATAGTTATAGCAAATCCTTTACAATAATAACACTTAGATAATATTTCTTTATTTTTTTGTCTTAAAAAATCTAAATATTCTTTATTATTCATTTGTCTGCCTCTAAGGTTAAATTCTGCCAAATGTTAGCCCAATCTTGTGCTGTTTTATGATCATTAAATTCTTTAGATAGATCTCCAGCCTCTAAATAAATACCGCCCCAGACACCGTATTCCTTACTGGAAACTCCAACAGCAAAACAAGTTTTAGACACTGGACAATTCATACATAATAAATCTATTGCAGGCCTTAAAGCAATATCTTCTTCATACTTATCAAAAAATAAATTTGTATCGTAATCTAAACATGCTGCTTTATCTTTCCATTTAAGTTTGTGCATGTCCTAAAACGAACCTCTCTGGAATGTCCCAGCCATTCCTGCTTGGTTCGAATCGTTTAGCCATGTACCAAACACCCTTGAGGTACATACCGTGCTTGGAAGTTTTAGCCTTATCAGATTTATATCGATGAACTACAGCCCAACCATCCCAATATAAATCTTTACTTTTTGATACTATTGCTTCCATTTGTTCTAATGTTTGTATAATCATTTTTCTCCTAATATTTAAATATTCCCACTTCGACATTATTTAATTGTGCTTGTGCAACTAACTTAGAATTACCTTCTTTTGGTTTTGCCAAATATGCGAAGTAATTAAAATCTGAAATATTTTCAGAAATCCAATCTGGTGCAACTTTATACATTTTAATTTTTTTACCACGGGACTTCATTCCCTTTTCAGAAACATTTGTAAATTCCATAACCATTTTATTTACATTCGCTGGACCAGCAGAATAGATATAGAAGTATTCATCACCTACTGGCATGCTTGATAAAGCCACACCCATAGCACGAAGGAAAACCTGGTAGTCATTGAAACTACTAGTACCCTGTACCCCCACTATCATTTAAAGTCCCTTCTCGTAAACGATCTATTATGAACATCATTTTATCTAATTGTACCCTATTCATAACCATTGTGTCAACTACTCTGGTAGTATCTTTGTCAACATTATCACCTACCATATTGGCGGTATAAAATACATTATCCTTAATCCAATATGCTTGGTTATCCATAATAATAACCTTTATATTGATTCTAGAATTATATAATTTAGACTGTGTTTCTTTATTATTTTTAATTTTTTTATTTGAAATTCTATTTAAAAATAATGAAGCATTATGTATTGTGCTTTGTGATATTTTTAAATTTTTGACATATGGTTCTTCTAAAATATTATATTTAAACTGCAATTTTGCAATTAAAAACATTAAAACAAAAGCAATAAAAAACCCTATGTAGTATTTCATAAGTCACCAGAAACAATTATACTACTTTGTTCTAGTAACTCTTTTAATCTCCTTCAAAGTAAGAGCAACATCCTCATCTAAAGAACTAATTAATTTTTTATTAAATGCCCTTGAAGTTAGTGATACCATAGGATTTTCTAAGGTTGGATTCATATCCACCATACCTTTTTCCCATAATATCATTACATGAGAATTAAACATATTTGATACTTCTTTATGAAGTGAAGGATGTACATTTTTTAACTTATCTGTAAAATTATAAAGCATCTCTCCAGTATCAGGATCTATCCCTGCTGGCTCTATTGCTCCGCTTAATATTAAAGCATCTAAATCATCTAAACCCATATTATCCCTTTATTTTCCAAGTCATGGCCTTTGGGCCACGTTTATCTAAAACAAACAAATGATGCTTGAACTGATCCTCTAATTCCTGATATATTTCTGGCGCTATTTCCTTTAATCTGTCAGTAATGTGGTAGTACGTTTCACCAGTTTCAATATCTATATCTGCAATTTCTATACCGCCTTGCAAAACCAAATGCTCAACAAGAGCATCTGTTCTAGCATCCATTTTATTTACCCGACTTTTTTCTCTGTGCAGCAAGTGCTGCAAAATCCTTTACCTTAGTATCTCCAAGATAACCCCATGCATATCCGTCCTCAATCATATGATCATTGACAGACACAGTGTCTCCGTCAACATATAGCCATCCTAAAATACGACCATATTTTTCTGATGAATCAGGTTTTTCAGTTTTAATAACAACATCTTTTGCATCTTTAAGTTTCTTCTTCAGATATTCTTTGGCCTCAAGACCTAAAGTTTTTTCAAACTTATCCGATGTTCTTGATTCTGGCGTATCAATTCCAGCGAGACGCACTCTTTGTGAAAATGATACATCAAAACCTAAGTCAATGTCAACATCAATTGTGTCGCCATCTACTACATTTGTTATCTTTTTTACTCTATATTCGTACATCTATTTCTCCTTTGTTGTTTTTATAAATTTGTTTGGCATAATATCAATAAGTAAATGAATTCTTTCATCTCCATCATTTAAAACCATATGTGGTTTATTATTGTTAATTTCCCAACATTCTCCAATATTCATATTTTTTTTCTCTTCATTAACCACAAATAAAACCTTATTATTAGTTTTTATTGGTATATGATGTCTTCTTACACTATTTAAATATTCTCCATTATCAATATGTTCTTTAACATTTGAATTTGGCAATAGTTTTATATACATAACAATACCAGCCTTACCATTATGAAGTTGTTCTAAATATTGTACAATAGGTTTGGTCAAAATGTCAAGTTTTTTATTTTCACAAACATTTTGTGTTAAAAAAGAATTATTACTTTTCCAACCTATTACTGGAATATTAATATAATAAGATTCTGTATATTTGTGTGTGGTATCTATTTGATTTTGCCTATATGTATTTATTTTCCATTCTAAATTAAAATTATTTAAAATATCATAAATTGAAGATACATCAAAAGTATTTATATATTTATAATTAAAATTTTCATTTTGTTTTGATATATTCATAATTTTAAAAAATTTTAATTTGTATTAAGTTTTTCTCTTTCATCAACAATACTAACCATAAATTTCATGAGATTATTATATCCAACGGCATTGTCTACAGCCTTGTCATAATGATGTGAACAAAATAACAAATCTGAATTATTTTTACCAAAAACTTTTACATAAGCCTGTGCATTGCAGCGATCACAACGATCTGTAGCATCTAGAAGCCATACCCTTTTTTCCTTATCCTTAAGCATACTAAACATATTATACCTTTCTATTGTCAGTTTTATAAAATCCAGAGCCATTGAAGGTGACTCCTACATTAGAGTATACACGAACTAAGTCCTTATTGCAAGTATCACATTTATACCCTGGATCTTCTTCGTTCATGCTTCTAACTTTGGTATATCGCATAGCACAAGCCATGCAATCATATTCGTATGCTGGCATAGCCTTTACTTCTTTTTCTTAGCCTTTACTTGCCAGACTGGTAGTTTTAACTCATCTCCAGACCACTCATAGCCAAGTATCTTAACAACAAACTTAATTATTTTAATTCTCATTACTTTACTCCTTTGCCAAATTTGGCCCAAACTCTTTCATGGATAAAATATCCTAGGGCTTCCCAACCAATATAAAGAAGTGCTCCTAAACTTGCATATTCCCATTCACCAGTAAATAAATAAATTACTCCAGCGACTCCAACAAGATGAAATGTTTCCCAACTTGCAGTTTTTAATAGTGTTCTTTTAGTAGATTCCATGGTTCCTCTCATATTTGTTCATTAATTATATCACAATTTTACTCTAAATACAAATCATAAAAACTTTTAAATACTGTATATTGCCAGTTTATACCTGGATGAGCATTATCTCCAGCAATATCCCACATATATAAATTTTCTTTATCAATTAAGTTTTTATACTCTTTGTTTTTTGATAAGTTATTGTAATATAAATTTTCAAAAAAATAAAAATTATCAAATTTAATTAATTCAATAATTTCTTTATCTGCCCATGTTGTCCATGCAAATTTAATTCCAGCAGAATTGCAAAACATTTCTAAAGCATTTAAATATGAAATTGTTTTTAAAATATTTGCACCTTCATCATAATTTAAAACAAAATTTTTCATATCATTATTACCATGAAATACGTGAGAAACATTTATAACTTGTGCAACAAAATCTTTTTTAATTTTTGAAAAATATATATCTCTATTTAAATTGGGAAACATAATAAAAATTGCTTCTGGCTTTCCATATTGTTTAATAAAATTAAATATATTTTTAATTATCATAAAATAACCATGTCCTGGGAATGCTAAATTATAAACATCTATTTTTTTATTTACTTTATCTTTTAACAAAGAAGGCCATATATATTGTTCAGGAAGTCCAATACCAAAAGTATTTGAACATCCACTTGTTAATATAAATTTTTTATTTGATTCAAAATTTTTAGTTCTAAAACCAAATTTATTTAATTTATATTTAACATTTTTTATTTCTGTATTATTTTGAAATGGAAATTTATTATGTATATAATATCCATCTTCATTTAAATTTTTTTTATTTAAAAAATCAAAATTATCAAAAGTTGTTATTGAATTAGTATTAATTTTATCTATAGATATATTTTTTTTATAAAAACTTTTTGATTTATTTTCAGTAATTAAAAAAATATTTTTTAGTTTTGTTTTATATTCATCTTGATCATCCATTATTGTATAATCCTAGTTGAGTATGTATTTTCCCATTCTTTAATATCATTAATATCATTTAATAACGGCTGACCTTTTATATTTAAACTTGTATTTAAAAGTATTGGTATATCTGTGGCTATATATATTTTTTGTAATACTTCATAAAGTCCTGGATGTTGTTGTTTAGTTACTGTTTGAACTCTAGAAGTTCCATCAAAATGAACTACAGAAGGTATTAGGTCTGGCTTTAAGCATTTAACAGCATATTGCATGTATGGAGATTCATAATCCATATCAAACCATTTAGATGCATGTTCTGCCATAACAACTGGGGCAAAAGGCCTAAATAATTCTCTTTGTTTAATTTTATTTACTTTATTTTTTATATCTGGATCTCGTGGATCTGCCAAAATACTTCTATTTCCCAATGCTCTTGGTCCATATTCTGCTCTACCAGACGCTACCGCTACTATTCCATTTTGTAATATACCGTCAACAATTTCTTGAACTGGATAATTACTGCCAAGATCATGACCTAGATAGGGGTGTTTCCATTCAATATGCTTTCCATATAATGCTGCTGCAGCCCCTAAAGACGATCCAGCATCTCCTGGGTTCGGCATAATCCAAACATCATCAAACATTCTCCAAAGCATTGTATTGGCTGCACAGTTAAGAGCACACCCCCCCATAAAAACAAGATTACGTTTACCCGTAATCTTTTGTGCCATTGCCATAAAATTAATTAATCTATCTTCATATACCCTTTGTACTGCTGCTGCTATGTCAAATTTTGCCTGCTCATCTATTGGCTCATTCCAGTCAACTATGCCTTTGTGAAAGTTATATTTTTGATTATTAATATCTGGAAAATATTCTTTTACTTTAATGTAATATCTTGTCCAATCTCCATAAGCAGCCATACCCATCATTATGTATTCTTCTTGATTTGGCATAAGTCCAATTAATTGTGTAAATGCTGAATAAAACAATCCAAAACTAAAAGGATAGTTCTTTTTATATATTTGTTTAATTGAAGATCCTTCTCCAACCCAAATAGTTGATGTATTATATTCTCCTATAGCATCAAGCACAACAATAACAGCATTATTAAATTTACTTGTATAATACCCTGCTGCTGCATGTGAATGATGATGTGAAAAATATTTTACTGGTAAATCAAATGGAATATTAGGTTTCCAATCTGCAATACCACCTTTTAATAAAATGCGAGATTGTTTTAATCTTGGTTTTTCATAATAAGCAATCTGCGTTGGTTCTCCATATTGCAGAACATCTAAGTAAATATCGTTTCCATTATACCAATCATTTTTTTTCTTACTGTATCGTTCTGCGTGACCTGCAAAAAGTATATTTCCGTCTTTAATTAAAGAAACTGAGGCGTCGTGACTAGTTTCATTGATACCAAGAATAATCATTATGCTTCTCCAGTAGAATGAATCATATCTCTCATGTTATGATACCAATGAGGAAGTGAATATCTATGTCCTTCTATTATAGGATGTACTTCATGAACATATAAAAAGTTAGATGGAAAAAATATTATACTTCCTGCAGGTGGTTTTATTTTAATATTAGAATGTTTAAATTCAATTTCTCCACCTTGATAATCATCATTTAAGTATGTGACGGTTGATAAAATTCTACTACTAACACCATGATCTTGGTGTGCTGGTAAAAAACCACCTTTTTCATATTTTAATAAATGAACACTATATTCTCTATTTTTTATATTTTGACCACAAAATGGATATAGTATTTTTGAATAATGATGTGTGGCATTTTCTAAAGAGTCATAAATTTCTTTAGATATTTCAAATTGTTCTTTATAATAATAATCTCTTTCATTAATTTTATTTGTTGGTGGTAAAAATTTTTGCCAACAAAAAAGACTATTATTATCAGACCAATCTATCCAAGTTTTTGCATCTGTATAATTGTCTGTATGTTCATTATTCAATATTCTTTTATCTAATAAATTAATATTTTCAATAATTTTTTCAGGTTCTTTAACTATATTTTTATATAATACTAAACCTAAATCTAATACTTCATAATCAAAGTCGTACATAAGGATATTCCAATGCCTTCCACTTTAAATTTTGTTTATCAATTAAAAAATCTGGATCGGCATGTTGTGGCAATGATGTATGCATATATAATGCTGTATGTCTATGTCCAGATTGTACTGTCGTTATTCCATGAACATATTCAGATCCAGCACTCGGAAAAAATACAGCAGAATATTTTTTAGGAGAATAAACAAAATTTTGATTTGGAAAATAAATATCTCCTCCAGTAAACTCATCATTTAAATAAATTATTGTGCTCCACTCAATAAACGGTTCTGGATCCTGTGCATCTATATGAAGTTCTCCCTTGGTTCCCGCTTTCCAATGAGATCCAAATGCTTTAAAAACATAAATTGGATTAACAAAAGAATTTAAATTTTTATGAATTTTATTTGACTTTATTCCATATTTAATTAATATATCCATCACTGTTTTATTATACGGAAATGCGGTACCTCCGTATCTATCAGAATAGTATGATGGATATGTATTAATTTCAGAAGGATTTATTTGTTCTTTTATTAAAATATTAGCATCAGCCTCTGAAATAAAGTTATCTATTATATGAATTCTATGCATATTTTCTCCTTATTACTATTATACTATATAACCTGAATACTGTTAAAAGATTTTAAGTATCTTCCTTCTTCAATATTATCAAGGTTTGTTGATATTTTATTTAAGCCATAATCATCTTTTTGATATGGCATTTTATTAATTTCTAATAATTTTATTTTATGAAAATTAGAAAAATTATCAGTATTTATTTGTTTTATTTTTTCTATCATATTATTATAACCATGATATAAAGAATATGGAATATAATCATGTTCTATATTTATTATTTTATAAAAATCATCTGGCATTGAAAATATATTAATATTTTTATTAAAAAACAATATAGATGAATAAAGATCTTGGCCAAAATACTTTAAACTTGAAAGTTGTAAAAGCATTATTGCGTTATTAAATTTTGTAAATAGTAAATCAAAATCAATAAAATTATTTAAAGTTAAAGTATTTGTTTTTTCATATTTTTTTTCAATAAAACAATTATTAATTTTTAATTTTAATTTATTTTTTCCAGATATTATATTATTATCATCAATAGAATCTAATAAATGTTTGTCCCATTTATCATTTAATATAATCTTATCACTTAATTCTAAATAATATTCACTATATTTTAATAAAAAAATGTTTCTGTAATAAGTAATAGACAATAAATTATCCCAACGTATATGTTGATAATAAATGTTGTCAAAATTATTATATTTTTTTGAATTATTAATATTATTTTGTTCATAAATATAATAATTAATTATATTACTTTTAGATTCTTTTGAAATAATATCTTGTATGATATCAAACAAATTTTTATTTTTATAAGAATAAATAAAAACATTAATAGTTTTCATTTTATAAAAGTGGAATGTAGTGTTGAGATAAATCTAATGAAGGTAAAAACTTCAATGGCATTATGTCATATGCTATTGTAATTCTATTGCCTTCCCAATTCCAGTCTCCCATAGCATGCGGATGTCCCATTTCTGAAATAATTAATCTATTATTTTTATTAATGTTTTCATAAATTAATTCTTCTTTATTGTCTATTTTATAATATGTAGATGATGGTTCTGCTTTTACACAATAATAACCATGAAAAAATGGTGCCCACGGACCACCATGATCATGCCAATTTAATTTGCCAGTATTTTTATTATTAATATTAAACCATCCTTGAACCATATATTGTTCTTGATCAAAATTAATACCATAATAATCACATGCTTCTTTTACAGTATCTGAAATTCCTTTATATAAATTCCAAATTTCTTTATTATTAAATTGAAAAACATTATATTCTGACCATTTAATAGTAGAAATACTTCCAGATTCTTTCCAATAATCTCTATCTGTTACTGGGGTTATTCCTTGTAGTTCTATTTTTTGAATCTTATCATATACAATTTTAAGAAATTGTTCCAAATTTTCTAAATTATTATTTAAATATTTTTCAAAAAATTTATGTGGCTTGTTATATTTTTTTGGAATTGAGTACATATCTAAATTCATTTCGTCTCCTATGTATATTTTTTCTTTTGCCAAGTTGTTTTTTTGTAATGAGCAGTAACATGTGACCTTCTATCTTCTTCCATCTCTTTATGCTTCCAAAAAGATTCTTCAGAACAATCTAAATTCATTTTCCACTCTTCTCTTTTAATCGGTATTAATTGATAAATTGGCGTTCCTTTTTTAATTATACCATGAAAACTTCTTTTTAAGAAGAATGGTAAAAAAACAGGAAGTCCCCAAATATCACAATCAACAAGACCAGATAAACTATAAAAAGGTAAATCATGCCTATTTAATGGATGAGTAAACATTAACGAATACCCTGGCGGAGTTTCATAATACCAATTCATTCTCCATCCAAAATGTATTGGATAACAATCTGAAGGTTGTGCCAAATCAACAAGTGGTCTTGTGTCTATAATTGGAGCATTAGAATTCCAAGATAATTTTGGCTTTTCCTGATCTAAAATTTCAACCTTAACGTCTTCTGATAATACCAACATATATCCAGAAATCATTGCGTCTATAAATGGTGGGCATAATTTTGTAGAAACATCTGTTCCATCTGAACCACGATCATTTATTGGAAAAAGATTTTTAATACTATTGCTAGTTGCATTTTTGTACGGTGCAAGATCCTTATACCAATTGGGTATTTTAGAAACTGCTGGTACTGGAATATCAGTTGGGTTTTCATTTGGATAACTTGTAGTGATAAAATTAATTATTTTTTCATCGTTCATTTTTAATTCTTTCTATTAACGTATTATCTTCTATAAGTATATCACAAATTGGAGTTTTTATATCTAAAATAGAATATTTTTGATTTTCATAATATTCTATGTGATCTCCAATATTTTTAATACAAAAATGTATCCAAGGGGAATCTATTATTTTAGTTTTTATTAAATTATTAAATTTTATATTATCATTTAAAATAATAAATGGAGATTCCTTTATTGAAAAAATTTTAAAATTTTTATTTAAATCAATTAACCAGGGACAATAAAATTTATATACAGGTTTATAACAATTTATTGGAGTTTCATATTTAAGATTAGATGGATAAAATTGAGTCTGCCAACATTTATCTAATGCATAAACTCCATTTTCTTTTTCTTCAACCCAAATTTCAGCATGAGTATAATATCTTAAAAAATTTTTATTATTATCTTCTATTAATTCTGGTTTAATAGAAAATTTTTCTGAATAACCATTTATTGGTTTTAATATTTTATTAAAATATTTATCACTAAAAGATATATGTGACAAAGACCATCTTTTTGGTAATTGAAAATTATCTTCTACTATTTCTGAAAAATTTTTATTTTCAGAATTTATCCAATATTTTGAACCATATATATTATTTTTTTCTAATATGTCCATAACTTAAATATTAATCTTTTATATAAAAATTCTTAATACATGCTCACAAGGGTCTCCGCCATCTTCCCACTCTTGTATTTCTTCTTCACTCATAAACTGATAACCCCCATCATGTGTATGGCAGTATGGCTCACTAATCCATCCTCTTTCGATGCCATTAGTTAACCAAACACCAAACTCCTGTTCCTCTGGAGACAGGTTTTCTATACCGATATGATTCATATATTTAGTATACCCTTAAATGCTTAGGATGTCAATAGGACCTTTGCAAGACATAGAGTGATTAATAGCAGCATTTACTGCAAGTACCGCTCTTTTTCTTGCGTCCTTTTGTTTTTGTGTTGAATATAATGATCCTAATGCTAAA